GCCTCAGGAAGCTCCTCGAAGTCTAGGAAAAGGATGAGGTCAACGTCAAGAGCCTCATCGAAGATATAGGTATGATCTGTATTGTTGTAGAGGCGTGTACCGCGCTGGACGACTGTGATCCCTATATCGCTCCCCACACTGTCAACCCCTAGAGTGTTGGCTGGGAGTACTATTTCTTTCTTAGGGAAAGTGGGTGTTAAGGTGAAGCTCTTCTCTAAGTTGAACTCCCACGCTTTAACTTGGACTCTCCTGCTTACATTGTGTAAGACCCTCTTTGCGATTGCCACGTCCACAACACCTGTATCTTCAAGTGTACTAACAGGGGTCTCACCAATAGTAGCAAGCATGGTGTTGATAGCTTCTAGCTTTGTTGTGAGTGTATTCATTTATGAGTATTCCTTGAGGAAAAAAATAGGAGACCCAATTAAGGATCTCCTATTAGTGTTTACTACTACTTAAACAGTAGCAGAAGTCAGCTCGACAGCGGCTTCAGGGCGTAAGATACCGTGACCTACAGCGTACTTGGCTACCATAAGAGTGCCTTGACGTGAGAGTTGGTATTCTGATTCCATACCTAGGTCTAACAGTTTCACAGTACCTACTGCTGAAGGGTGCATAATCACACCTAGCGTAGCTGTAAAATCGCCTATGTACTTGTCGCCTGTACCAGCTTCAACTGTAGCTGTTGTAACATCAGCTGAAGGTAGGTTGTTCGTCTTAATGATAGTGATACCCGCAACGCGAATAACATTACCACCTGCATATGAACCTTCACCGCCCCAATCTCTATTTAAGACTTTGGTAGATTGAGCCATAGCGTAGAACTCAGCTGGCTTAACGAAAAGGTAACGGTCATCTTCAGGAACATCTTTCTCATCTAAGACTTGAGCTGCAGCAAACATTGCTTCTGCTAGTTCATCGCCAGTAGTGCCTACACCGAGAATACGAGTACCGCCAAACTGGTCAGCATCATCGATAGTCTTAGTGGCACGTGAAGCTAAGATAGCTGTTTGTAAAACGTGTTTATCCATTTGATTCGATAAAGCATTACCCATCTCTGCTGAGTAGGTAGAACGCACGTCATAGTGGTTCATGGCTTCATCGATGTTAGCAATGAACTGTGGTGAGATTAACAAGTCATCGATAGTGATAACTTTCTCTTGATGTTTAAGTGTGCCACCTAAGATTTCTGTACCAGCAGTATGATAAGAAGCCCCTGTGCGACCCATAACTGGGAAGCTGGCGGATTTACCATTAGTGATAGTACGGACTTGGTGCTTGTCCATCATGACATTTTTCTTCTCGAATGAAGTTAAGACTTCACCTGCGAATACTTTAAGAAATAGAGCCTTAGCATCGCCAGCAGCGTTTGCTTGACCCAATCGTGAAACAATAGCATCAGCCATAGTTTTTATACCTCGTTAATTGAATGATTTAGGTTTGCGTACCTAGCGTTCATCCATGCGTTAACTCAAGGTTGTTCCTTAGTCCCACCCGCAGGTGTTTC